CCGACCTTCGACGGCGCAACCGCTGCGATCGTGACGTTCGTAGCAGCAGCCACAGACGAGATCGGCATCAGCGAACCCGTCAACGCCAAGCTGCCATTGCTGGCAAGCGTGGACGTGGAAGAGGCCGTCGAGACAACCGCATCCGCAACCACCACACCGTCAATCGTGTTCGTCGCTTTGCCGGACTCGTACTTCACCGTAAAAACATCGGAGTTACCCGTGTTCTTCAAGACAAAGCCGTCGATGGCAAGCGCCGCACCACAAATAAGCACCACGCTGATCGTACTGATGATCTTCTTCATATTGGACTCCCGTTTAGGACGGTGGGGCATTGACTCCCCACCGTCCAGTAACTAACTCGATCAGGCTCCCGCGTTGCCGCGAAGACCGTGGGCGCGATCGCAGCCCGTCGCGAAGACCATACGGACGCGCTGATAGGTCACGTCCACATTGGACCCATCGGCCCAAGTCTTCACTTCCGGCTTCGAGCCCCAGACCCAGCGAAGCTGGTAGTCCATCGAGCCGAAGTCAATCGCCCCGAAGAACGCAGTCGCGGAGGTCAGGTAGTCCCAGACAATCACGTCAAAGGCGCCACGGAAGATGTTCTTCGCGTTGAGGCTGTCCTCAGGCCGTTTGTCGGACTGCACCAGCTCCAGTGCCTTTCTGCGCAGGTTGCGCGGGACGATCAGGTACTTCATCGCCAGAGGACGCAACAGACCGCGGCCATTGACGACCTTGGCGAAGTTGGTGTCCATCGTCTCAAGCGAGTTCTGCGTCAGGGCCGCAGCCGTCTCTTCGTTCGTCCAAGTACCGGCACCGTTCTCCAGATTGCGAGCGGTGTCGATCAGGGCCAAACCGTCAGCGCACTTGAACGGACCCGAGGATCCGAACGTCGTGTTGAACGGCAGGGCCGCATGGTACTCGATCGTGTCGCGGCCAGCCTGCATCAGCCCCTTCTGGAGCTTGGAGATCAGACCGTACTGCGCAGTCTCGCGCAGGCGATCTTCAATCCGCAGACCGAGACGGAACGTCTCAGGCGTAACCTGATTGTCGTAGCCCTGGATCGCAACGTCCAACGGCAAGGCGTCCGCATCGCGGCTGACCGGCACGGTGCCGAGGCCGACGAGGGCGGTGGACTTGACGTGGTCGAGGTTCGTGGACTCTTCGTTGAAGAGCTGCAAACCCTGGATCGCCTGCTTCATGAGATCCTCGTTGACCTTCTGGAAGTTGGTTTCCAAGAAGTCGGGGAAGTTCTCCTTCGACAGGATGCCGGGGCTGCTGTAACTGTTGCTGACTGCGCTGAATGATGTCGTTGCCATTGTAGTATCTCCTTATTAGCCAGCGGGCGCCGCGTCGATGATGGACTGGATGAACTTGACCCGCACACGGGCCAGCGTGTCAGACGAATCGTTGACCGCCGGATCGTAGTTGAAGCCGAGTTCAAGAACCGTAACATACGGATCATTTGTGTCAGCCGTGTCAACCGTAACCTTGTTGCTGTCAACGCTGAGCGCGTAGCTCTGGCCGATGTTGGCCGTGCTAACGGTTCCGCTCGTAACGTGCATCTCGAACACCAAGTCCGAGGTGATCTTGCCAACTTCAACGTAGCCAGCTGCGTCGCCGGTCGCCCGGTCCGTCAATGCCAGATACGCCGCACCACCGGTCGTAGCGTTATCGCTGATCGCAACCAACGCGCCGGAGCTGTTGATGCGCAGGATTTGGCCTGCCTTCCATACCGTACTCGCAGCCGCATAACGGGTCACGATTTCCATCGCTCCCTTCACGACTTTCGGATTCACTGCAACTAATGTAGCCATTGTATGGCCTCCTTGTTAATCTGCGATTTCTTGCAGCTGCCCACTCGCATAGGATTCTTCACCCGGCGATTTGGCGGCTGAGGCTAGTTCCATGGCGCGGTTCGAGTTGGCGTTGACTTCTTTGAAGTACGCTTCACGCGGACGCTTCCACAGACGGTCGCCCTTATGTGTGATCTGCTCGCCTTTGGGGCTCATGACGGCCTCGTATCCACGGCGTTCATAGTATTCCGCCGGAATATCCGGATCATCAAAGAAGGCGGAAAACGCGCTATTCGGCCCGACGCAATCCGAAGCAAACTGGTTGAGGATCTCGTTGCGCTCATCGAACGAACCGTAATCCACAACTGCTACCTTCGGCGCTACTCGCTGCTTTTTAACTACAGGCATTATCATGACTCCTATTATCGACCCATGCTGAACTGTACAACACCACGCGGTGCTTGCGACCGGATCGCCCCGCTTGCGCGAAGGAACGAACCAAACCGCTCTTCCGGAGTTACTGGCTTCTTACCCGCCACTGCCTTGCCGCCGACGCCTCCCGGAGGACGCATCTGGCCGCCATTCGCAGCAGCACGGAACCGCTTCGCAACTTCCATCTGAGCCTGCAACGGAAGGAACTGAAACTCAGGAATGTCCTGAACAACCTTGAGGCTGTCCCGAACCGCCTTCGCATCAGGATCTCTTTCGATCTCCTTCCGCTCAAACTCGCCCCGCAGACTATGCAATTCGCGCTGATAATGCTCATCGCGCATCGCAAGGATCTGGTGCATATACCGAACTGCATTGGCCGGGTCATCTCGTACCTCGGACTCCAACTTTTCGATTTCGGCCTTCATGTCCCGCTCGGGTTGAGCTTGCTGCCCAACAGTCCGTTTGAGAACTTCCAGCTCCACTCGCAAGTCTTGGAGATGCCGATCACGATCCGACAACGCCCGCTGCGCATCTTTCGCCCGCTGCTCCCATTGGGAACCAGCAGACCCAGTCGTTGATTCATTGTTGCCATCAGGACGGCTTTCGCCGGCATCGGCCAGGTCTGCTTCAACAGCGGACTGTGACGCTGTATCAATCATTCCTTCATCGCTGGATTCAGGCGACTTAATCATCGGACTGAATATCGCGGTATCTTTTTCAGACATTTGGTTTCCTTTCGTTGTCTGTACTCGGTAACGTGGCGATCATCTGCACGAAATCAACTAACAATTTCAATCTATTGTATCCGCCTTGGGCGCGGTGGATTTCGACCTGCGATTCGGCGGCCAGTAGTTTGTTCATCTCGATTTCTTGCATTCGTGTAATTGCAAGAATGATCCCGTCCTGAAAGTCAGGCGAGAGGAAGCAGTTGCGGATCGCGGCCTTCTGTCGAGACGTTAGCTCGACTCGGGATTCCTTATCCAACCGGCACTCCCATCTGAGCCATCGCCCCCGCTTGGGCGGCGATCTGCTGGCCCTGCACTTGGCCAGCGGTCTGCCCCATCTCGGGCGGGACTGCTGACGGCGCCGCCATCTGCGGCTGCTGCTGCTGGAGCTGCATGCGGGTCATCTCTATGTGCTGGCGCAGGAACGCCAACCCCGGATATTGCTCGTCGGCATTGGCGATCTGGCTGAACTGGGCGAGGTACATCTCATGGACCTTGAGGTGGGCCGCCTTGTTCTCGTTCTCCATCGGCTCGATGTACACGGGGTTTGCCACCTCGACCATGAGTTGGTTCTCGGTACGCGCCACGCGCTCGGCGTCGAAGCTCAGCGGCTCCTTCACGAACCGCGCCGCGTTGCTCCAACGCTTGGACTTGAACCATTCCTTCAGCAGGTTCGGGATGTCCATGTACTGGGCGAACGTCGGGTTCTGGGTGAACTGCATCATCGCCATGTCGATTGACTGCTGGCGGATGGAGTCGTTCGCCGCTTCCTCAACCACGTCCAGCACGACTTCGTAATCGCCGAACAACTGGTCGGCCTTGACCTCGGTGCGTTCGTTTTCTCCGGTGATCTCCAAGACCTGACCGGGCATGGCGAAGAGATGCCAGTAGCGCGGCAGGTTCTCGCCGTAGAACTTCAGGATCTGCCCGAGTTGGTAGCGGGCGTGGATGAGGTGGGGCATCTTCGATTGCTCGTAGACATTCGCCGCCTCGGTCGCCGAAGTCCGCTGGCCAAGCGGGATCCCCTCGATCGGGCGGTCCGTATTGAGCGCCCGATTCGCATCCTCTTCGAGATAGTTGATGTTGGCCATGATGGTGCCGGTGATGTCCGAGATCTGGAACTCTCCGATCGAATCCATGCGCTCGACGTTAATCACCTTTCCTGCACCGAACTTGATGTCATCGCTGTACACCTCGCCGTACACCACCTTCAGCGGTTTACGGTTGTGGAGTGTGCGATTGTCGATCGCCTGATTCTTCGCAGTAGTCAGCTCGTCGTAGTTCGACATGATGATCTGTGCGCCAGCCAAGTGGTACAGGTTGTCCGAGTCATCGGGCAACTGATGCCACATCATCCACGGGATCATGTCGGACGGGTCTGGGTTGCGCTCGAATCGGATGCAGACGGGCGTTCCACCGCGCAGTGCGCCGACGAATGTCAGCCAGTAGAGTTTAGGCGCGATGGTGCGCTCGTTCCACTCGCCGGTCATCTCGTCGATGGGCAGCCGCACCCACACATCCCACTGCTCGAACTGGCCGGTCTGGGTGTCGTCGCCGGCGCCCATGCCGAGGTTCAGCATCTTGTCGGCGTGGAGGTTCTGGTCGTACTCGCCGCGATAGATCTGGACTTCCTTGATCTCCTCGACGTTGTCGTAGTAGCCCGCCCGCTGCCCCTCGTAGAAGTCGTTGTAGTTTGAGAGCGTGCGCGTCATCACGCAGTTCTGCTTCTGCATGTCACCGATATGGCGATCGGCGTAGAAGTTCTCGTTCGGCATGAACATCAGCGACAGGTGGTTGTTGATGATGTGGTCGCGCTTGACCAACTCGTACCCGACGATTGGCGGGATAGAAGTCGGCTCGGCTTGCTCGCCACGGATGGGCGTTTTTACCCAGCGACTACCGACGCGGCGGTTCCAGCAGATGCCGACCGGCAGGTTGCCGTACTTGTGGAGGAGCGTCAGCCCGTCGATCATCTTGCGCTCGAATCCGTCGTTGATGTTGTTCCAGCGGGCCAGCGCGGTGTGCTGGTCGGCCATCGCCCGCCCCTCATCCTCCTTGATGAACGAGCCGTCGGAGTAGAGCGGACGGTAGCGGAACGGATCGGGGCGGCCAAAGAGGACGCTCAGGGTCTGGGTCGAGAGGCGGGTGACTTGCTTGTAGAAGAGCGTTGACCCCGTTTTGGCGTGGGTCGTCGACTCGCGGTTCTCATCGTTCTTGTTGGTCTTCGAATCACGCTTGGCAGAGTTGCGGGCGCACTTCCACATGTAGTCGATGTCGCGCCAGAGATCTTCCATATCGCCGCGATCTGCGGTATAACGTGTATGGAAATCCTGCACTACAAGTAGCGCCTTGCGGACCAATTCCTTGTTCTCGACCAGGTTGACGACCGGCGGGTCGGTCAGCAGCGGCTGCGATTCAATGTCAAGCAGGTCGGACGGTACGAATGTACCCTCTACGCCAGCGCCGCCGCCAGTCCCGGCATACGACTCGTACACGATCGACTCAGGACCACGATCGTCCTTCTCTTCCATATCATCGCCGTTGTACGAATCGTCATTACTCATAGAGAATATTCCTTGGGGACTAGGTCGGATTGGAACACCTATCCGCTCCAAATCAAGCTATAGCTATTCGATCAGGATAAATGGCTGCAACACCGCTTGTCCGGTCATCGACTCTTCCCTGCAAATCCAGTAGCCGTCGCCGAACGTCGCGCCGTAATTAACAAGATCATGCCGCCAGTTCGGGGCGTGGACCAGATGGCCGACGGTCTCTTGCGTGAAGAGTTTGCACTTCGGGCCAACGGCGACGACCTCCATCCAGTTGGTGTTGGCCAACGACTTGTCGGTCAGCTCGACCAAGACGCTGCCATCCTTCGCTCGGACATGGTCGTTCACGCATTTGCGCAGCAGGATGTAGTTGCTGTTGGGGCTGAACGCATCAACATCAATAGCCGGTTGTTTCACAAATATCCTCCTCACTTGTTTGTTTGTGGACAGTCTTCATCACAGCCTTGCGCCCGTACTCTCCCATGTAGCGCATCGGAATCTGCGCGGCGTAGGATAGGCAGGAGCCAACCAAGTGGTTGTCCTTGTCCTTCGGACGCTCCGGCGCGTTGACCCCAGGCTTACCCTCCATCCAGACATAGTCCTGCCACTCCGCGATGAAGTTGCGCAGGGTCTTGAAGAAGAACATGCGCGGGCTGCCCTTGCGTCCGGTGATTGGATTGGTCAGGTCGGGATTGATCCGCAGCAACTCCTTCACCATTGGAATCCGCTGGTCGTCGCGCTTGGCTGACGCTGGCACCACATGGATACCAGCGGCATTGTAGATCCAGCCGATCTCTCGCCCCATCTCAGTCTGGGCAAACGATCGCGCATCCAGCACTGAGCGGAAGTACACCTCGTTCCTCATATTCTCCTCAAAGCGTTGAAGCTCGATGCCCAGACGCCCGTCGCGCACCGGGCCGCGAGAAATCAGCTCGTTGCCGCAAATGTCAACGATCCCTTTGACGTTCTCGTAGATCGACTTGTCGCGCTGATAGTATTCGCGGAATCCGTAGATGAACCCGTCGTGGTCGACGGCGAAGTACAGGCAAGCCGTCGGGTTCTTGGTCCCGTGGTCGAGGGCGCGGTAAAGCGTGTAGCTGCTGTCGATCTTGAATGGCTCAATGAAGTGGACCTCGGGCTCGATCTCGTCGTACACCAACCCGCTGGTCTGGTGCCACTCACCATAGTAGCGGCTGCGACCTTCGCGCAGGGTCTTGAGGTCATTGTTGCGCTGAGGAGTGGCCACCCACTTCTCAAACGCCTTGGCCTTCATTTCCGGCAGGTAGTATTCCTCCGACGCTTCGTCGACGGTGATTGAGTAGGTGCGCGGCAGATGGCCTTTCGGGTTTTCGCCCCGCTGGAACTTGTGGAGCCATGTGCCTGCCCCAGTATGTGGATTACCCTGCACCTTGTGGGGCGTGAGGCTGAAGATATGGCGACCGTTACGACGACGAACTCGCTCGTCTGCGCCGTCAAAATGAGACTCGGGCGGCTGCTCGTCCCAGAGGAAGATGTCGCAGCCGAACGACTCGAACGCTTGCTGGTCCTGGTCGTAGGCCATGAAGTAGATGGTGCTGCCGCATTTGAGTTCGACATGAGGATCGCGGTCCCACGGGACCGACTTGACCTTTCCCTTGTTGTCCTTCTTGACGTACACCGCGAGCTGGTCGCGAGGCACCCACTTCTTTAGCTCCGGCCAGATGGTACGCTTGTGGAGCGCCATCTGGTAGGTGCCGATCGCGGCGCGCTTGGGGCCGCCCCACTCCCGCCACTTGACGCCGTGGAGCGTAAAAATCTCCCACGACGGATCGCAGGGCATCAGGTCCATCAGCAGATCGATCATCGCCGCACAGGTCTTGCCGACGCCATTCGGGGCGAGCATGATCTTCGCGTCGCTGACTTGATCGTTGAGGAAGCCAACCACATCGTCGTCGCGCTTGCCCTTGCTGCACGCCGGGACGTAGTAGCGCAGGCGGTTGGACGCCACCTCCTGCTCCAACTTCTCGACCGTCGCCCGCAGTTTCGCGTCGGACTTGAGGCGTTCGTACGGAAACTCGAACTTCTCCTTGCCGACGAAGAGGCGGTAGAGTTTAGGGGGTGGGGTGATCGATTCCTCGGCCATCAGTTAAAGTCTCCTCGGACCAACCTGACTATGATGTCGTGGATGCGCAAGGCATCCAGCTTTTTGCGGTGGGTGCCGAACTTGTTCTTGCGGCGAGTGG